ATAAGAAAAATGGATGGGGGACATTTGTCTACTGTTCCCGTCAGGAGGTAAGTGATTATTTTGATATGATTAATAAAGACTGTACTGAATTTTTATAACTATGGCAAGATTTCTGTTTAAGTATGAAGTTTACATTATCGACTATCTCCCGTTACCAGATAATGCGATTATATTTGATATTGGTTGTTCCTACGGGGAATATACCTCGGAGGTTATCCGTAAGATGGGCAAGCGTCCCTTCTCTGTTCACTGTTTTGATCCTGTTAAGGATTTCTGCGATAAACAATGCGACCTGTTTGGGCATATCCCAGGGATCAGGATAAATAATTTTGGATTATACAACGAGAAGAAAGAGAGTATCTTCTATCGTATCAATGCACCTGGCAATGAAGCCTCCGAGGGATGTTCCTCGCTATGCCTGAGACCGGACTTCATAACACAGAAATGGCCGTATGTACCGACAATGGTTAAGTTAGACACCTTGGATAACTACATAAAAGAAAGGGCAATCAAGCATATTGACCTGATGAAGATCGATGTCGAGGGTGCAGAACTGGGTGTCTTTCAGGGTGGACGGGAGATGTTTGCCAATGAATTAGTCGATGTCATTCAATTTGAATATAATTCTTGTCTTCGGGATATGGGTGTAATGATGGCAGATATAATTAAGTTCATTGAACCGTTTAACTATTCGCTTTGTGATTTTCTTGGCGATAAACCGTTCAACTATGACCTCGATGAATACCCTGACGGGAGGTTCGTCAGACTTACATCATTCATTGACGACTATGGTCATCATAACTATTTTCTAATTAACGACACTTATCTCGATAACCTATGATAATAGAAATTTATGCCTTGTGTCATCAGGACGCACAGATGTTACCATATTTCATGCGGCATTACTCGCAGTATGGTCAGGTTCATCTCTACGAAGGTCATTCAACAGACGGATCTGCTGAACTGGCCAGATCACTCGGAGCAAATATTGTTCCTTACGACACGGGTAACGAGGTGAGGGATGACCTGTTTATCAACATGAAGAACTTCTGCTGGACGAACTCCCAGGCTGACTGGGTGTTCATAGTCGATATTGATGAGTATATCTATCATCCTAATCTCGTGGAATATCTCAGGACGCTGGATGATACTATCATTGCATCACAGAACTATATAATGTTCTCAGATGTGTTCCCGACAACCGAGGGACAGATTTATGACGAGGTACAAATGGGTGCAAAATGTGTCTTCCCTTCTACCAGTAAGATGAGCATGATAAAACCACGACAAGTAACAAATATCTATTATGAACCTGGCGCACATATAGCACACCCGGAAGGGAACGTAAAGATTAACTATACAAGTGAGATAATACAACTACACATGAAATGGCTCTCGGTGGATTATGTCGTAAAGAAAAACACTTATCTGCGATCCCGGATGAGTGAGGTAAATAAACGGTATGGTTGGGGGTATCATACTGATGACGGTTATAAAGAGGTAAAAGCATATTTTGATGAGATGCGTCCACAGTTAATAAAAGTAATATGAAACTGATAGTTATCGCTGCCGCTTACGAGAAACCTATTCATTTACGCAGTCAGATTGATAGTTTTATTCTTCAGACAGATCCCAACTGGGAACTTAGGATAATACATGATGGGCCGGCATCTGATGAGATGAAAAGTATTATTTCTCTGTATGATGATCCGAGAGTGATATTTATTGAGACTGCACAAAGAACCGGCTTATGGGGGCATCTCAATCGCAGATGGGCATTGCAACAACTACCCGATAGTGAAGATTATGTCCTGATAACGAATGACGATAACTACTACGTTCCGAGATTTGTGGAGTTCTTTCTGGAGCAGTGTGATCCGGATGTTGGGATTGTCTATTGCGACACCGTTCATTCCTATCTTAACTACGATGTGATGAAGTCCGAGATGAGAGCAAGCCATATAGACTCAGGGGCATTTATAGTTCGTCTGGATGTTGCCAGCAAGGTGGGATTCCTTCACGTACACGAGCAGGCAGACGGCAGGTATGCCGAGAGATGTGCAGAGGAATGTATCAAGCAGGAACTAAAAATTGTATATATAGAAAGGCCATTATTTATTCATAATTAGATGATTCATTGCATATGTGTAGCATACGAAAGGGTTATACCATTGGAGATTTTAATAAGGAGCTTTATTATTCAGACCGACAAGAGGTGGATGCTGCATATAGTCTACGATGGGATAGTACCAAAAAAAATAAACAATATCGTTCAACCATTGATGTCGGATGGTAGGATAAGATTCTATCAAAGTGGGGAGAGATACCAGAAATATGGCCACCCAAACAGGAAAATAATGTTACAGAAAATTGAAACTAAAAAAGGAGATTTCATACTGATGACCAACGATGATAACTATTACGTCCCCAGATTCGTGGAATATTTCATAAAAGCTGCCACAGCAAGAGCTGGCATGGTTTATTGCAATACACTCAGGAATTTCGAGTACGAGGTTCATAACTCGGTGATAGGATCGGGTGGTATTGACATGGGATCTTTCATAGTAAGGGAAGATATTGCCAAGCGGACAGGCTTCAATCATGAGACGGTCTGTGCTGATGGGATATATGCTCACGAGTGTTATGAGGAATGTAAGAAGAGAAAACTTATTGCAGTAAAGATTGAGAAACCATTATTTATTCACAACTGATGAAATTACATGTTATAGTAGTCGCTTATGAGAGGGTGGTCACTCTGGAGATACTCGTCAAATGTTTCCAGGTACAGACCTGTCCTGACTGGGTACTGCATATTGTTTATGATGGGCCTGCACCGGATTATATAACGCAAGTTATGGGGCCACTGATGAAGGATAGCCGTGTGATATTCTACCAGAGTCCGGAAAGGTATGAGAAATATGGACATCCTAATCGCAGATCGATGCTCCAGACAATAGAGTGTAACACGGGTGATTATATCCTGATGACCAATGATGATAACTATTATACACCTCGTTTCGTGGAGTTCATGCTCAGGGAGGTGAAACCAAACATAGGCATAATTTATTGTGATACAGTACATTCGCACTTTGAATATACTATCAACACCTCAGAGTTAAGGGAGAATGGAATAGACATCGGTGCCTTTATTGTCAGAGCAGATGTAGCAAAGCAGACAGGATTTAATTACGATCATTTTTCTGCCGACGGTAAGTATGCCGAGGAGTGTGTTATCACCTGTAATACTAAGAGATTAGGGTTTGCAAAAATAAATAAACCGTTATTTGTACATAATTGAAAAATATAGTTTAATTTTACATTTTATAACTGTGAAGTTATGATAAAGAAAGTCAAAGGCAAGTTCGTTGTCGTCTCAAAGAAAGGTAAGCGGTTAAGCAAGCCTACCACTAAGAAGAAAGCATTATCCCGTCTGAGAGTTATTGAATACTTTAAAAATAAGAAATGAATACAGCTTATGTAGTCATAGGAATACTTATATTGTTGATAGTTATTGTAATAATAATAAACAATGATGAATAAGTGTAACTGTCCACCTCGCAGACCGGCAAGACCAAGACCTCCAAAGAAATGAAAGCAAAGAAGAAGTGTAAACCGAAGAAGAAGTAATTTGAAATCAACAAATTTAATCTAAATGCCAGGTACATCAACATCAGGGCCAGGAAAAGGTAAAACAAACAATCCTTACGGAAGAACAAAAGGAACTCCCAATAGAACTACTAAGCAAGCAAAGGAGTTTCTTGAGTTTATGATGTTCGGTCAACTTGATAACATGAATGATGCCTTGAATACTCTTTACGAGAAGGATCAACGAAGTTATCTCGATGCCTGTTCCAAGTTGTTTACTTATGTCCTTCCCAAGAAGACAGATGTAACGAGTGGTGATGAAAAACTATTTGCTCAGTTACCCAATATAATAATAAAGACGAGGAATGTCAAAGGAATAAAAGACTAAATCATGTTTGAATTGACGCAAATAGTATCTCGTCCACAGGCTGCGATATTGGAAAGTACATCTTCAATAAATCTATTCTTAGCTGGCATTGGTAGTGGGAAATCTCATTTAAATGGAATAAAGTGCTATCAGTTTGTTACGATGTTTCCTAATTGCACTGGATTTGTGGGGGCAAATTTTTATGATCAGTTGAATACCAGTACTTTGTTCAGAATTAGAGAGTATTGGAAGAGCATTGGAGTTGTTGAATGGGATAAAGATACACCAAATGGAATGTATATTGTAGGGAAAAAACCTCCGGCACATTTTAAGACAGCAAACCACAACTTTGATAGTTACCATAATATTATCTCATTTATTAATGGCCATGTTATATTTATGGGTTCAATGGATAATGCTAGGGCACATGAAGGTAAAGAAATATCTTATGCTTTTCTGGATGAAACAAAAGATACTGAGGAATCAGACGTTAAGGAAATTATTATAGGTCGTTTAAGGCAAAAAGGTATGTATATGGTTGATGGTAAATTATCAACTACTGGTACGCAAAATCAACAATATAATCCATTATTTATAACAACATCTCCTGCTAAAGTTCAATGGCTCTCTGAATGGTTTACCTTGGATAAATATGTTGATGAAATAAGTGCTAAAATCTATTCAGGCGAAACCTTTTTTGAAAAGGAATTTGAAAATAAGTTCGTTACTATTTCATCAACCTATCATAATGTCCATAATGTAGGAATTAATTATATTAATAACATACTGGAAAACAACACTGAAGAAAGAGGGCGTGCCTTAGTTTATGGCAATCCTTTCAGCACTACGGGTGGTGAGTTCTATTCCTCATTTAACCGTCTGAAACACGTTAAGTTATGCATATACGATCCTAAACTACTGCTTCATATTTCTTTTGACCAGAACACAGTTCCGTATAACTCCGCTTCAATCTGGCAGATAATTGGTGAAGGAGGCATTTGGTATATCTCTTGTGTTGATGAGATTGCACTTCCAAATCCCAGGAACTCAACTGAAGAGGTCTGTGAAGAGTTCATGTTGCGATATGCGAATCATAAATCAGGGTTATTCTACTACGGAGATGCTTCAGGGAAAGCTCGTTCAACGATGAACAGGGACTTTAAACATCATTACGAGATAGTTGAGTATAAACTACGTTCCTATTTAGTTAATGGCTCAGATCGCACACAAATAAAGAATCCGAGCATCGTAAAGCGCAGGGACTTCCTAAACCTGATGTTTGAGGATAAACTACCGATAAGGATCGCTATTGACGAAGGTTGTAAATATCTTATTGGTGATCTTATGTATCTCAAACAGGCATTGGATGGTACGAAAGACAAACACATCGTCACTGACAGGGAATCAGGAGAGAAATATCAGAAATACGGGCATCTAAGCGATGGGATGGACTATATTATGACAGAACTCTTTAAATCTTACTATAATGGATAGAGATAAAATCAACCTCGCAAACAGAATCATAAAGGCACAGGATGAGTTGATTGACACGTTTGATGAATGGGTGCGGTTCATTAAGAAAAACGATTTAGCGGAAGCACATTATAAAGTTGTATTGTCGAATGCTTTAAGAATTAAGGTCAGGGATATGAAGAAGGAATATGAGAAGTTAAATAAAAAGAGTGGGATAATACTTTTAAACAGTAAACTAAATTAATAGTTAATAACGAATTTACGGGTAAAACAAA